CATCTTGGGCTATAGGCAATACATCAGGCATTACATCACCTCGTACAGCAGCATCCTTAGCTAATTTAATGTCATCTCTAATTTGTTCTTTTTTCTTAAATTCAGCAAGACCTCCTAAAGCTGTACTAAAAGCAGCAAGACCTCTATTGATACTACGGTTAGCTACAGACTGATCTGCTGCTGCTGCAAGAACTTGAAAGTTAGTAGTAGGAGCTGTTGTTTTAGTTTCTACAGGGTCAAGTTTAAATAACTTATCTGGTGTTGTCATTGTTTACCTTGCCCTTTGTCTACTTGACTAGATCTTGTTCCACTTTTATAGTTTATACCACTTTGAATACCAGAACCTGCAATCTGTAATGCAAGACCAGTACCTGAAGGAGCTACAGGTATCCCTGACATGAGAGCATTATTTTTACTAAGAGCTTCATTAGCTATATTTTGTTTTCTTTGCCTAAAACTCATTTCTCTAATTTCTCTGTTTAAATCTTTACGTGCCAAAGCATTATATCCATGTCTCTGTATGTTTAATTGAGTAGCTTCTGCAGACTGTCCTGACCTACCAAAACCTCCTCCCATACTAGCATTAATAGCTGCCTGTTTAGCAGTCTCTCTACGAATAGATTGTCGTAGATCATTCATCTCAAACCCTTGTTTCTTAAGATCTAAGGCATCTTCTTCGTTAACATGGAGCTGTGCTATATATGCTAAGTTATTATTTATAGTAGCTTGTTTGTAAGCGTTACGTCTTTTAGCTTCTACTTCTTGTAAATCCTGTTGATGCTGATAATTTGCTGTTCCTGCATCAAACAGAAACTTAGCTATATATAACGCTTCCATTACTGCCATCAGATAGCCACCTTGCAGAACTCATAAAACTTAACATTATTAATCATCTTTTCTCCAATTATCTTAAAGCCACACCAGCGAATCCACTTAAGGTGAATCTCGTTACGGCTGTCTATAAAATTACATAGGTGGGGATATATAACATTCATACCTTCCACCTCTGATCTAGATTGTTTAAGGAAAGCAGTCTTGATCTTAATTAAACCTTGTGATCCTAACATCCAAATCTGTCCTATCTTGTCAGACAATGGGACTACACCATAGACTCCTACAGGTGTACCACGTTTATCTATGATAGACCTACAGATACTACTGTTACCAAAGCCTAAGGCTAAAGCTTTTTCAGGAGTATGTCCTAGTGTTTCTACTTCACGTTTATCTTCATACCTTAGATTCTTTGATAAATATACCATGTCATCTAATGTAGATACTCTATGATACGGCTTCATGTACGCCCTTATCCTTAACATTATGTTTACCTTCTACTAATAGTCCTAGTTACATAATTACCTTCCCAATCAGCTCCTGTAAAAGAACATGGTAAGTAAGAATCAGAAATTAGTTCTATTTTTAAATTACTGGCATCAGATAATATTAACTTCTTAAACGATCCTGTTTCAAATGGTATAGTTCCTACCTTATTAAGAGGAGAACCTAGTATTCTACCTGTAAAGATATGATCAAATGCATCTCTACCTAAAGCAGTTATTCTCATTTTAAAATAGCCAGTACGAAAGTAATCTACATTAAACTTACGTATCTTAAGTATACCACCTGCAAGTGCAGTCTGTCTACCTTGTACTTCTGTTTTAATAGTAGGCTCTGTAAACTCATACAAGAACTGGTACTCTTTACCTATAAATACATTGTACTTAGAGAAGTCCCCAGAAGCTGTAAGAAGCGTTGTATCACTTCTGCTAGTCTGGGTTATACCTTGTACTAAAGAACCCTCTCTACCTGTCCACGCAGGACCTAGGACTACTCTAAAAGTAGACCCAAAGTTATCTGGATAAGGTACTGACCAAGTAGTGATGTCAGTTACTATATCGTATATTCCTTTAGACTCTACTAGTCTATCAAGGTGTACCTTAAATGGAAGCTGAGTATCAGACTCTGGAAGATTCACTAGGTTAGCATCTTGTAAAGACATCTTATCTAGGTATGTACCATCAGGTCTTACTATAACAAAGTATGCTATATGTTCTATGATCTTCATGCCTATGACTTTCTCTTCAGGCTTGAATACCCACTTAGACCAAGAGCTTAACTTCTTTGCTCCAGATTGAAACAAGAACTTATAAGCAAATATCTCATTAAGATTCTGATCTGATAATACAAATAAAAATTCTTCATGAGGAATAATTTCAAAGCCTTTACCTTTTATGTAACTAGGTATGTGACTTGTAATGTTCTCAGCTGTTTCTTCTTGTAAATCTTCTATAATACCAAATTCTCGTATAACACTGAACCCATCATTCTCATCACTAAAGTAAATCTTTCTACCATTAACTACAGGTTTTACAAGTTTATCAGATTGGTACTGTGTTAGTAAAGATAGTTTAGCATTGGTTGGAGTCAGTCCTCCAGCAGCAAACTCTGACAATTTAAACTGTCCAAAGTCACTGAAGATCATTAAGTTTTCATTAAAGGGTGCAAAGTTATGTAAGATACTTACTTCATTAGTAGGTGCAGAAAGATCAATCATATCTGTATCTAAAAGATCTGTAGCAGTGGTTGCATAATAGTTAAAGAACCCACCTAATTCAGAAAGTATAACATTCTCACCAGCTAATAAACCTAATCTGTTCTTATGGAAAGACATATCATTGATCCTTTGACCAATAAAAGAAGGGTCAGGAGCTGTTTCTTCATCACCAGCTATTCTTTCTGTCCACTTTATTTGAGATAAAGAGAAACTAGGTCTACCAAAGTCATCAGAAAAAGCATCATCCCAAGGATCAGGAGCAGCTCTAACTAGTTTGATAGGCATAGTAGAAGCATTAAGATTATTATCTAATCCAGGTTCTACAGTTTCTACCCATTCACCAACGTCATCATCAGATTGGTTATTGTGGACCAACCAGTAATCATCTGTAGAACTTCCAGGATCTCCTGTTACTTTAATAATAAACCCATCTTTGGTTCTAGCAGGAAGTTCCGTAAAATCTACTATGGTATCCTTAATGGCTATCATGTTAGCCTCAGGAGCTTCAGCATGTAATGTAAAGTCTGCACCATCACTTCTGGTAACATGGACGTTACTACTACCAAACTTGGTAATAATATATCCTGAAGTAGCCATTGCAGCAGCTACATTTGTAACCAGAGTGTCAGCATCATTATCAGCTGTAATAGAACCTACATCAACTCCATCTAAGAAGACTTTAAAGGTAGTATTTTCACTGGATTGTTTTATAAAAACAATGCCTTCAGGACTACGTTCAGAACTTAGAATGGCACTCTTAGCTGTTCGTGTATTTTTATTTAATATAAAAGTAAAATCTGCTACAGTAAATAACCTAAGATTATCTCTAGCATCATTAACTCTAATGTATTCTAAAGTCTCTCCTGTTGAAACTCCAGCTATACTACGGCTAAAATCTTCTGGACCATAAGCTATACTAAAGGAATCACTCCAAGGATTAACAGGAGTATCTAAACTAAATGCTTCCATAGATGTTCCAGAGAAATCTCCAGAAAAAGCAGCATCAAATTGATCTGAAGTAATAAGAGTTACATATCTTTCAGAAGCATCTCTGTCTATAAAGTGATCCTTAGCATCTGTATCTGTTTTGTTACTAAGCTTTGTTACGTGCTCTAGAGGTGGTCTTTTCTTAAGACCTTCAGCAATAGTTACAAACCCATTTTCTTGTACTTCAGCTTGGGATGCTAGTCGTAAACTAGGAGGTTGCTGTGAAACACCATTTATTAGGTTACTTATTTGCTCAGAAATTAAAGGCATTTACCAGAGTTTCCTATGTTTCTTCGTTATGTTATACATCTCAATATCACTGTATCCTGCATTGTAACCTGCTCTGTCTGTTTCATCATCCAAGAGATCTGCATAAGCTTCACTCTCTTCTATTCTATTAATTTGTTCTGCTGAAACTTGTCCTATAATTTCCTCTTGGAATATCCTAGCTGATCTTAAAGTTACGTATTGTCTAAAAGTTTGTGGAGTATCGATAAAATCGAGAAGAACAATAGTAACAGCATTATTAGGTGCGCTCCCAAAGGTGAATGTATTGTTCTCTAAATCATAAAGATAAGGAGAACCAGAGCGTCCTCTTAAGGTAGTTATTTTATTTGGAATGCTAATAGATAGAATGTTAGAACCTACTGGAACCAAGCTTTCTGAATCCAAAGCCATAACAACATCCCACTCTGTATTAAAGTGCCACCCTTTCTGTTGTATCGCTCTGTTTGTATTGCTTAACAAGTTCTTAGCCTGAGTAACTTCTACAGTAGTAGCTGTTTCTAGATTAGATACAGCAGCTTCTCCAATAGCAGCTAACAACATATTAACTGCCTGAAGTTCTGACATAGGAACTTGTGATATAAATGACATTTTAAGTTACCAAAGAAAAGGCTGTAAGTTGGGCCATACGTGCAACGACATTAACTGTACTATCTACGTTACCAACAAATATATTTAAATAATCATTAGTAGCCATTGAAGTAAAACCAGAGACCGACATAGGTACTGAGTTAGTTGTTACCCGTGGACAGAATCCACCAGTTTTAGCACCAGTTACTATAGTTCCACCTTTGGTTACAGCCATAACTAACTCCAAATCAACTCCAGATGTTACAATTTCCAGCATTACTGAAGCTGTAAAGAAAACATTTGTAGTGGGAGTACCAGTGTACCTTAGCTGTCCATCTGTGTTCATATCAAACTCATTAGCCGTTGGAGCTGTGCTAAGAGTAAATGTAGCTGCTGTCTCTACTGCTACCATGTTAGTAAGAGAATTAGGTGTTACATTAGCTTGTCCTGCAATAGTTGTAGCAGCAGCTGTGCTTACATAGATACTTCCTTGTTTTGTTTGGCAAGTCTCTAAAAAATCTCTAAGGTCTTGGGGTGTAATTGACCCTGCAGCCTGACTGTCTTGAAACAGATTGCTTGCCATATCTGAGACAGTTCTGCTTGTATCTGCCATCGTTATTTCTCCTTATTATAAAAAGATGGGGAGTCTGTACTAGCCCTCCCCAATAGTTTAACTTTCTGTTACAGTCGTACCACCACTTGAACCTTGTACCGACATACTGAAGCCACAAGTAGCAGCTACAGCAGCTGGTGCTTTAGCAGCCAGACGTACCATAGATTTAGCAGGAACCTTAAAGGGAACATTTCCTGGAAAAGAAAATGAACCCATGTTATTCTGATTCCCACCAGTAGCAGCAACAACATCATTGTCACTTTCTACTACGGTTACTTTAGCTACAGTTCGCCAAGTTTCTGAATTAGCAACTCCAGAAGATTCAGCGTGTGCTACTTGTAAAGCAATCTCAGCCGTACCCTGACCAGCAGCAACAGAATCTACATCATACCAGAAACCGTGTATATAGCCAGAGTGACCAGCAGGAATCTTCCAAGTACAGTTACCTGTCTCTTTAGAACCTGCATCAATGAGAGCATGAACACCACCACCAGTTACATCAGCGATAGTGATAGCTCCAGCTGCAGCAAGTCCAGTACCAGAAGAACGAATTTCAGCTTTCTGGATAAAAGAAATAGTCTGTTCAGGTATTTCAACTACAGTAGTACCATCCATATCAAGTACTACAGTATATTGATTAAAGAGTTCATCAAGATATGTAACAGCTACAGTACGAGCACCTGTACCAGCAACATCATCAGCAGTATCTGCAGATACTACATCTATATCTGCACCAACAATAACAGGAAGAACCTGATCAGCATTAGTGTTGGAGATTGTTTCAAAAGATGTGCCAATAGTAGCGTTATCAGCATAGGGCTGTACTAGCTCTACATTGGTAACAGTATCAGCAGCAACAGCAAGAGATTGGATATTTGCAATATCAGTCATATTTTATATCCTTTCCCTTAAGAGGTTTTAAATTCGACACAACCTTCTGGTCGAATGAAGCCGTGTCCCATTGCGTACTTAGCTACAATGATCCAGCCTTGGTTTTTAATTTGATACTCTGTTTCAACAGCTAGATTTAATAGCTTCACAGTAGCTACAGCTGACTTATGCATT